GCGGAAACCAGGACGATTCTCGACCCCGCCCGTAGGCTTGACAATCCAGTTTCTACAGGTTCGCAGTCCAGTAAAATATCGCGCCAGGTCCACCCGTGCATACATAGCTGGAGTGACTTCGCCAGCAGACATGCTGGGCTGTGAGATCTCTTGACCCATGATCAACTCCCTATGAATAACGATATGTTACAAATTCAGACTCTGGCTGGTCCTCTTCGGTCTCCTCGTTGAGCGCGGCGGCATGAGCCTCGCCCTGCTCCTTCGCGTACATCGTAAACGCATTCCTAGCAAAGTCGATATCTCTTGCCAAGGGGAGAGCTATTTCTCCCGCCAAACCCCAAGCGATGAAAGAATCAAAAGAGGCATCGAACCGCTTTGGATTCGTGACGTTCAGCGTGTACTCAACCACGGCGTTCTCTACGTCTGAGAGAATCGTCTTCTCCCCGGTAGAATCGACAGCGATCTCATAGGCATGAGTGACTTCTCGCGCTACCTTCCTAATCGTTTTAGCGTCGTAACCTTCCCCAATGTCAGGAAAGATCGCGCGTATCGCCACGCAGTCATTCGGATAAACGTAGCGGAACTTCCACTTGAGGGCGGGAGTACCTGACTGAGCCAGCAGTTCATATTTGCGGGAGAATGGAAAAGGTGCATCTTTGAGAGCTTTTTCCAGCACAGTGGCCCATGCAGTATTGCAGACCATAGCCTCCTTGACCCGCTGCGTTTCCATATCGTCAATGGTCGCTGTGACTCCGACTCGCTGCAGTGCAAGATTGCAGATTGCTTCGACGCTCTTTGCCATCGACTAGCCCTCCTCTTTTTGCCGTGAAGGGTGATCAAACATCCCCTTGGCTTTTCCTTCAGTCCCGATAGCTGTGATCTGCATTCCGCACGAAGTAGTTTTATCCTCTCCTTCTCTCTCGTTCACGCTGCAGGAAGTGACCCGGACCATGCAGGACAAAAGCATCTCAGATCCAACCTCGGGCAGACCATCGACGCCGAGAGCATTGAGCTGCTCATCCTCCAGGTAGATCATCAGACCATAAGGGTACTTCGGACCTTCTGAGTCACAGCCGCATCCGACAGAACAAACGCAGCTGTCAGTCTTTCCCTCTTTGATTTCCATGCTGATCATCTTCATGTGTTTCCCCTTCTAACTAATTGAAGCTACATAGACAGCCAGTGCTGTAGAAAGCACCGTGCATAAGATGGGTATAGCAACGACGATCTTGACAGCCCCGTCAAACCTTTGCCGCCAATCATTCAAACTTTTGATATCTGCTTTGGCATCGGCAAGAGATCCTTTTACATAGGAAATGTCGTTTCTCATTACTACTGAACCGATGTTCTCCTCATGCAGTTCTGTTATAAAGTTATCCATCCGCTCAAGCACCCTTGAAACCAGCTCCTCCAGCCGCTCAAAGTCTCTATCTCGCGGACATGTGCCTTTTACGCCCTCTTGAAACAGTAACGTGCATTTTCCAGCCATGTTGCGCCCTCCTGGTTGCCGCTGTAGTTAGTTGTTAACAGCATGGATCGAACAAGCTAAGGACAGAAGTCCTGAGCGAGTTCCATCTATGCAAATCAGATGACGTCTTGATTCCCGGTACCCTTCCCGTCGGTGTCTTCTGTTGATTGACTGTCAGCCTCTTCGCCGCCTTCACCTTCGCCAGCTTCAGGCTTTGTGTTCTCGTCGATCATAGCCTGAAGCGCAACGTTGCCGAGAGTAGCTTTGAACTTGACCCCCATTTTCTTCAGGGTAGCCATCAGCTCCTGCTTTGTCGGCTTCTTGTTCTGGTCAGGCGGTGAAGCAGCAGACTTCGGCTTAGGATCATCCCCCTTGCCGACAATTCGACCATTCTCGTCCAGGTCAAAGAAACCCAGGCTTCCGTTATGGAAACATTTGACATTCTTACGAATTTTCATCTCTTCCTCCCGAAAGAATGGGAGCCCCCATCGTGCAGAGGCTCCCGATTAGTTAATCAGAGATAGCGTTTGGGTATGCTTTCCAGCCCTCAGGCGGGTCCATCGTCAGGTAGGCATTACAGGCCCCAGCAGTGACATCTGCACCAGCTACGGTGAACGCGACACCGAGAAAAGCCCCATACTCACCCTGAGGAAGTGCCACCGCAAGAACGATATCCCCTGCAGTCATAGCAGCTTGAGCGACGACACCGGAGGATACATGCAAAACCCCCGAGGTAACAGTCGCAGTGCTGTGAGAGTACAGCTTGAAATCGATAGTGGCGGCATCACCAGCAGAATCGACCTCAGTCGTGATGCCGATGACCAAATAAACCGGAGTCATACCGTTCCCCAGGTTCATCCCGGTTGTGTCCAGAGGGATAATGCCGTCAAGGATGGCAGTGCCGACAGCCTGGATAAGGGAGCCAGCTGCAGCGAACTGAGTATGTACGTCCAAAATCGCGGTGATGAAGGCTTTTGCCTTGCGAACTAAAAATTTCATAATCTATCTCCTTCTTTTAAAGTTTACGTAACGGAAATGCTGCTTAAAGGTACTCAGGGGAGATCGCCCTCCCCCTTGTGCCAAGTAACTTAATCTTCGATGCCGGCCTCGGTATTGAGCAGTGCATCACAACGACGAACCGGGATGCCATCGAACATCACAACAGGCTTGCCGTCCTGGTTTTCCTGCGTCAGGGTAGAGCTAGCAGTCTTGTTGATGATCTGCCGGCGAAGCATGGAGCGGATTGCCCGGCTGACGTAGATCGCAGGCTTGCCGTTGGTCGAATGGATCTGCTCAACAGCCTGGACGAGAAGGTCAGTGATATCCGGGCCAGTCGCGGCATTTTTGGTGAGCAGGCGATTGTCGATGTTGGCGATACGGACCACATGTCTCCAGTCAGGTACCGACAGACCGATATCCCACTGGAAATGAGTCCGGTAGGCTTCCATCAGGCCAGCATCGTTACCTGAGGCATCGGACACGGTAACGAGACCCTTGTCATTGATCTGGAGCCCGGCCTTCGACCCTTTTGGGAACAGGGCATGTGCGCGATAGTCGCCCCAGTTGACCACGTAGATCGAAGAATAGAAAAGCTCGGCCGCGACAGCAGCGCCGGCAGAGGCGTCAATGATGTTCTGAGCATTGTCTGCAGAGAGATCATTGAAGCGGGGAGCGAAGCCAGTGAACGACTCAGGCTGAGTCACTTCATTGGAATAGAAGAGGGAAGAGGCAACCTTCTTGTTGAAGCCCTCGGTGATTCCCCGTGCTTGGCTCATCATGAAACGATCAGATGAGCCGCTGTTCAATTCTGCAACATCCTTGTCGACCTGCAGATAGTCGTTGAGCATACCGACATTATCTACGATGGGCACAGCCTGAACGCGAGAAGGCTGAGTGAATCCATACAGCTTACGGAAGGTGGGCTCAGGTATGCCGGGGACGATAACAGACTTATGGTTTGTCCCGTTGTTGCATTCCATGACAACCATATCCATAAGGATCTCGTTCTGCTCTGCAGCCATCATGATGAATTCACCGATCCCTTTAGTCGCTGGATCCGCTTTGTACATCAGGGCATAGTCGAGCAAAGTGGCATTGGTATCAGGCAGAACAGTTGTGACAAAAGCCGGTGCCTTTCTCACGGCTTCGACTGAAGACCGGAAGAGGCTGACGAATGCTACCAAGAGCATGACGATAAAATGGCTGAACTGTTTCATGACGATTCTCCTTTTTAAAGCGTTATTGAACTGAAAGTTTAGCTGGCTACTGTTACCCCGCTTTTCTGCTTGGATGGTTAAAGATTCCGCCAACAGTCTCAGCCAGGGCATCGCCCTTGCCAAGTCCTGCCCCTGTACCAGGGAGCTGCATCCCATCATCACCCATCAGCGAAGATAAGCGGAAAAACATACGGAGCATTTCAGGGTGATTGCCGATCCCATAATGATCGACAAGCTCCTTCATCTCCGGTGTTGCGATTGTATTGAAAGCCCGTGCTGCGAGACCTTCCTTGCCCTTGAGGACATCAGCGCCGATCTCCGTATCGGTCTTAGCTGTTTCAAGCCATCCCTCTTTGATTTCGTTGAACTGTGTCTCGCGCAGTTCCTGCTGTTTGGTCATGAGCTGGACACCCATGTCCGCTATCTTCTGCGCCTCACCGATCGAGAGCTTGTTTTCTGCCGCGAAGGTGCTGACATCTGCCATCAGAGCCTCATCGATAGTAACGCCATCGGGCATGTTGAAATCATATTTCTCAGGAACCTCGCCGAGCTTGGCAGTTTCTTCAGCAGCGGTGTCTTCAGCAGTCCGAGCTTCATCAGTCAGGCCGGCACGACGAGTCTCTTCAGTAGCAGCTTCAGTTACTGCGGTTCTCTTGCTCTCAATCTCTTCAGCTGAGAATAGGGTCGAGAGATCATCACCCCCACCGCCTCCACTACCATCGCCACCATCCCCCCCGTCACCACCATCGTCAGTAGTGATGAAAGCTTTAATCTTGCGAACAAGTTCCTGATTATCATCAAGCA